TCGTAACGAGGAGGTCGAGGACGTTTTATTCAAACTCATTCGCAAAGGCGACGGACCAAGCACACGGTTCTACCTTGAAAGGAAAAATCCGAGCTACAAGCAAAAGGTCGTCAATGAGGTTTATGCAGGCGAGCGCACCCTTGAGGATTTGCTCGACGACAGCGCCGATGCGAAAATAAAAACCAAAGAAAATGGAACCGCTGACACTACAACAAAAGAGGGTGCTGGAAATGCCGGACAACCGAACGCTGATAGAGAAGCTCCTCAAGATAAGAAGCAAGAGGGGAACGCAAGTACCGTTCAGGCTTAACCAAGCACAGCAATACTACTGGGAGCGAAAGACGCGCCGAAATTTGATATTGAAAGCCCGACAAAAAGGGATCAGCAAAGTTATTGACGCCGACCAGCTCATTGACTGCATAAAAAAAAGCACGAACGCGGTCGTTATTTCGCACGAGAAAGAAGCGACGAAGCGTTTGTTTGCGGCCGTCCGTTACTACGTGGACAACATGGAGGTCAAGCCTGCCCTGTCGATAGACAGCAAGCAAGAAATGAAATTCCCAAAGAGAGGGAGCTCGTATTTTATCGGAACGGCAGGACAGCGAGCATTCGGTAGAGGCGATACCATAGACCGCGCCCACCTTTCCGAGGCGGCGTTTTATGACGACTTGGAAAAAATTCTCGCTGGTATTGCCGAGGCTTGCGAATACGGACAAATCGACATCGAGACCACGCCGAACGGGCGCAACGCGTTTTATGAAATGTGGCAAAAGGCAAAGCAAGGACTGAGCGCCTACACCGCCATTTTTATACCGTGGTTCATTGACACCGAATACTCGGCCGACAGTTTGACCGATGAGGAAAAGCGAGGACTGAGCGCCAGCGTGCGCGAAATGTTCGCGATACCTGACGACCAATTCCTGCAATTACTCACCGACGAGGAAAAGCGACTGGTGGCGAGAGTGGCGCAAGAGTATAAATTCACACTTTCCGCAGGCCAGCTGAAATGGAGGCGGTACAAGATATGGGACAAGGGCGCGTTGTTTTGGCAGGAATACCCCGAGGACGACGTCTCGTGTTTCTTACAGAGTGGCCGTTCAGTTTTCACCGCGATCACGACAGACGTCACCAAGAGAATACCGCTCGACAAATTTGACCAATGGGGAACCGAGGAGCAACGGGCGGAATTCAAGAAGCGTTTACTTTACGCTGGAGTCGACGGCGCAGAGGGAACGCTCAACGGGGACAATCACGTGTTCAGCGTTATAGACGCACCAGCCGACAGCCCAACGGCGCACGTGATTTATGAATACGCCAGCACAGAACCGATTGACGTGTTCTGGCTGAAAATCGCCCCGATTATCAAGGCATTCAAAATGCAACTGGGAGTGGAAAAGAACGGCGTCGGCGTGGCTCACGTAAAGCAGGCCAAAGACCTCGGACTGAAACACATCCAATGGACAACGAGCGGGGCCAATAGGCCAGTTATGATAACCGACCTTGAGGAAGCCTACCGAAAAGGGGAACTCGTCGAAACCTACACGGAGGCAGAAAACGAAGCTCGAGACATGATTTATACAACGACCAACCGACCCGAAGCGCAAAAGGGCAAACACGACGACCGCATATTCAGCCGAAGCATTGCGTGGCAGATACGCAAAAGACCGCGCCCGGGAGTGATTATGTTGTAGAATTAAAAAAAGTGCTATAATAAAAATAACAAATAAAAACTTTATGGCTTGGCATTCAAAAATCACAAATTTATTTCGCAAGAAAGACGCCGGAGTACAATACGGCGGATTTGAATTGTTACAGCGATTGACCGCAGGTGGCTGGAGCAAAACGAAAATGCTGGAGAGCTACGAAAAGAGCCTGTACGTTTTCGCGTGCGTTTCCAAGATAGCGGAAAAAATCGCGGCGACAGACTTCTCGCTTTATCAAATACTGAACAGCCAAGGGGACACGAAAGAAATCATAACGCACCCGGCTGTTGATTTAATTTACAAGGTCAACCCGTTTCAAACGAAAAACGAGTTTTTGAAAATTACCGAAATCAACCTCAAGCTGGCAGGCGACGCATTCTGGTACAAGGTGCGAAACAACGCTGGCAAGGTCGTGGAGCTTTGGAACCTCCGCCCCGATTTTATGGAAATTGTGAAAGACCCCGAGGAATTTATAAGGGGCTACCGCTTCACAAAAACAGACGGAACCATTGAGCCTTTCCTACCCGACGAAATCGTCCACTTCAAACACCCGACACCGCTCGACGAATACTACGGCATCAGCCCGATCCGAAGCGCGTCAGTTAGAATCGACACGGAGGAATTCGCGTCGAACTACCAGCGCGACTTCTTTTTGAATAACGCAAGACCCGACGCCGTTTTGAAAATGAGCGAGGGCGCGACAATGACCGAGGAGGAAAAGACCGAGGCTCGCGAATACTTTGAGACCAAACACAGAGGCTCACACAATAACAGCAAGGTGGCCATTTTGACCGGAGGCTTGGAGTACCAACAGATCAGCGTCAACCAGCGCGAAATGGACTACATCGAATCAATGAAATTCACACGCGACGACATCCTCGTCGCATTCGGCGTACCAAAGACAGTGGTCGCAATTACGGACGACGTGAACAGAGCCAACGCAGAGACGGCTATGTACGTGTTCCTTTCCGAGACGATAAAACCCGAGCTTGAAATGCTCACCGAGAAATTAAACGAAATGCTGGTAATTCCCGACTTCGGAGAAAACCTATTTTTTGACTTCCCGGACCCAACACCGGAAAACCGCGATCAGACTTTGAAAAATTACGATAGCGGACTAACCAAGGGCTGGCTCACAATCAACGAAGTCAGAACCGCAGAGGGACGCGAACCAATTGACGGAGGCGACGCAATACTGCTCCCAATTAACCTGCAACCAGTCGGAAACGTGCCGGCAGTCAGTGCGCAAAAAATGCGCGACGCTTTCATAACAAAGACAATGGAGTCGGCAACAAGACGACGACTCAAAGTTTTCCGAGGAAAGGAAATGCTCCGCAAGAAATTTATAATTGCCGAGGAGCTCGTGTCGCAAATGAAAAAAATCAAGCCAACGAACCACGGGAAAGTCAAGGCAATTAAAAACGCAACCGACAAAAAAGAAAAGAAAGTCCCTGCACCGCTCATTAAGGACGAAAAGCTCAAAGAGAAGTACGCGGTTATGGTGCTCAAGGCCATAGACAACCGAGCCGAGCGTTTCAAAACCGAAGTCACCAAGAAAGCACAGATACAAGGCAATGCCCTGCTTTTGAAATTACAGCACGAGGGCGACTTGACCAAAAACGCAAAGGGCGGAAAGAGAAAGGCGATCGGCAAAGATACAAAGAAGCTGGTCAACGATTACTACGAAGCCGAGGGTAGTGTATGGGCAGAGTTTAGCTTCCCGTTCGTGGAGGAATTCGCGAGACAGGCAGGTGCCGAAGCAATGGCAATGATAAACCCAGCAAAGGAATTCGTGATCACAGAAAAAATCCGAACAGCATTACAAAAAAGAGCAAAGGAATTCGGCCTCGGGGTCAATCAGACCACAAGAGACCGAGTCACCAATGCGATTGACGACGGTTTGAAAGCCGGGGAGGGAATGACCGAGATCAGCGCACGCATAAGCGCCGTATACGAGGACTTCCCCACTTGGCGCTCAGACCTAATAGCGCGGACGGAGTCGACCGCCGCAAATAACGAGGGCTTCATTGAGGCCTATAAACAAAGCGAGGTAGCAACGCACAAGGAATGGGTCGCGGTTATGGACGCGAGAACCCGTCCCGAGCACGCGGAGCTTAACGGGGAAATTGTAGCCGTTGGTAAAAACTTCTCAAATGGGTTACAATATCCTCAAGAGCCGAACTGCCGATGCGTGTTAGCACCAGCCTTTGAGCAATAAAATAAACTTATGGCAATAGACAAAAAGAAAATTTATAAAAAAGACTTTTCAATTCACCTAAAATCGGTGGACAAAGAACAGTTTGTCATTCGTGGAATTTTCTCAACGGCCGACGAGGACAGGCACGGCGAAATCATAGACCAAAAGGGCTGGCACTTGGACGAATTTATGGCCAACCCCGTGATACTTTTCGCCCACGACCAATGGACGCCAGCAGTCGGCAAAGCGATTGAATTACAGATTGACAACGACGGCAACCTTTCGGGAGCAATCCAATTCGCCGTCAAAGAGGACACCTCGGGCTTGGCCGAGACCCTGTTCAACCTTTACGCCGGGGGCTTTATGCGAGCATTCAGCGTAGGATTTGAAAATAACTTATACGAATACAACCAAGACACAGAACAGCCGATCCTGAAAGAAAACACTTTATACGAAATTTCCTGCGTCAACGTCCCAGCCAACGGCCGGGCTTTGGCGTATAGTAAGGGCATCAACCTTGAGCCGTTGGAAAAACTTGAGGCTGACATTCAGAAAAAAGCCAAGGAAGCAGTCGAAAAGGAGCTCAACCTTTCCGACGAGAGCGTGGAAAAATTGAGCGAGAGCATAGCTAAGAATTTACAAGTCGAAGTATCAAGAGCCGATAAGCCCGGCGTAGCGTCAAAAACTAAGGTCGAAACTCCCAAGGGCAGGGACGGTAAAAAAATCCTTTATCCAAGAAAGGTCAACGCGGCAATTCGCCGACTGTTGAAAGAAAAGAAAGCATTAAAAACCCTTAATTAAAAAACACAAGTATGAACATCGCAACTTTAATCGCAAAGTTTTTGAAATCAGGCTTGGCCGTTTTGAGCACTGAGGAAAAGGCGCTGTTGAAAGACAACGTCAGCCTTATGTCGCCCGATCAACGCTCCAAGTTTGAGAAAGCCGTAACCGACGAGGAAGCGGACAACGAAGGCTCCGATGAGGACGCCGACGAAAGCGACGACGAGAAAAAGGACAAGAAAGACGAAGCCGATGAGGACGGAGTAGACGAGAAAGCACTTAGAGACATGATTTCTAAGAGCGTTCAAGACGAAATCACCTCAAAGGTGGACGGTATCGCGTCCCAAATTGTCGCCAAGTTTGTAGCTGGTGCGAAAGCCCAGCGCAAAAAGGCCATTGATACTGGCAAGCCAGCCAATGACTCTCACAAGAGCGAGACTCGCGAATTTATGAAAGCCTTGCTTTCACGCGACGTCACAAAGCTCAAAGAGCTTCAGACAAAGACCACAACTTATAACTACGACGACGACGGTGCACGTGGCGGTTACTTAATTCCTGAGGAATTGAAAGCCGAAGTGCTCCGCATTGCTGAAACCCAGTACGGCGTAGCAAGACGAGAAATGTTGTACCTGCCTTTTACAGGACCGGGCAACACTCGCAAAATCCCAACCCTTGCGTCTTCAGTGACCGTAGGCTGGGTAAACGAGGGAGCAAAGAAAGGTGGAACTAACCCGACATTCGGATTGGTAACACAGACCCTCAAGAAATTAGCCGCAATCATTCCGTTCACCGAGGAATTGCTCGAGGACAGCGCAGTCAACTTGACCCAGCTTGTCGCTCAGCTTTTCGCGGAAGCCGTAGCCAAGGAGGAGGACATTCAATTCTTCCGTGGTACAGGTTCCCCTTGGACTGGTCTGTTGAATAACGGATCGGTCAACGTCGTGAACATGGGCGCAGGCGAGGACATGAGCGACATCACTGCCGACGATTTGCTCGACATGATTGACGCGACACCTGCTGGCGCTTTGAGTGGTGCTAAATTCTACCTCCACAGACACGCTTTGAGCTACATCAGAAAGCTCAAGGACGTAACCTCAGGACAGTACATTTACCAAAATCCGGGTAACGGATTGCCGGGTACCATTTGGAACTACCCGTACGAATTGGTAGAAGCCTGCCCTGACAAGACCGCTGGTGAAGCTCAGGCAACTGGAATCATCGCCTTTGGTAACTTGAAACTTGGCGCCGTATTCGGTGACAAGCAACAGATCAGGGCTAAGGTTCTTGACCAAGCCACAATCACCGACGGCGACGGCTCAACCGTTATCAACTTGGCCGAACAGGACATGGTC